CTTTCTCGCCTGTACATACGGCCATACGTGTTTACGTAAGGATATAAGCTCAGTTTCAATCTTTACAAGTTGGGGGAGAATAACCTCTCGAATGAGTATATTTGTTTCACGAAGATCGTCTTTGAAGTCAGTCATGAGTATTACTCAAATGCAATCTTTAAACGCCTAAGTTATATATTAAAATTTTAATTTAAATCAAAATGACAATCATAATTACAGACACCAAAAAAAACTTTCTTCGCAAGATAAGTGTAGGCATTCATACTTTGATGGCTTCATCTTATCTGTCCGATGAAATCGGACTACAACCATTCGGAATAGTTGAAGAATTTATTTCAAGAAGGTTACTTGTATATGATACAAATGTAGTTGGTGTACCGAGACATTGGTTCTCTGATTACAAATTTGATTTAGAATTGGATACCATGTCTGACAATGAACTATCTGAATTTCTTCTTTACTTGGATAATGTAGACATAACTATTAAACGAGTATTCAGTGAAGCATATTTGTCATACGACGATATGAATGACGATGAATATGATTATGCAAAACTTATAGAAAACAACTATGTAAATAGTTTCAAAGATTTTTTAAGTATAAAGAATTAGATTTAGTTTGTAATATGATTGTGCCACTTGTTGCACTATGTTTATTTCATTTTGGATGTATTCCCAAAACCGAACCTCACGTAGTAAAGAAATTTAAACTCCGCGAACTCCAAAAACTCCCTAGAGATTGGGAAAATGACGACATAACTACTCACGGTGTAATATCCCTAATGAATGAATTCTCTAGGGTGAGACGACAGTGTGATGATAGTATAGTTTTCACCCCATTTGGAATTAAAACCACTATAGATATTTTCAGAAAATACATCGGTGGGGAAACTGGTAAAGATTTACTTATAATATCGAAGAGGTGTATCACGGATGCATTCATTAAACGATTTAGATTGGACGACCTGAAAACCATCCTCGAGAATTGGAAGGGTGAAAATGTTGTTGAAGTTCAAACAATATTGTCACACTACACTTGTGAATTGGAAACATTTACAGAGGAAGAAGAAGATGAGTTAAAACTGACTGGGTTCTTCGAGGGTGTAGAAGACCTGTTCCAACAGTACCTGGGGGTAGAAAATTATAAAACACTCGATATTATGGTGGTCTTTTTCGAAAAGATGGATATTCTTAAACGTGAGTTATGTGCACAGATTTGACCGGACCATGGGCAGTTATACACCTCAGTACCCTAGGACCAGTGTAAGTAAATGAAATGTTATTGTTATCATCTGTAAATGCCTTAACTTCCACACCCTTGGGGATAATCATCGACGTCAGTGGCTCCGTCATGTCATCCTGATCATACATAGAACTCATGGGATTTGTAATCTTTTCACTTATCATAAATCCCCTGTACTTACACTCAGTAAAAAAGAATACCTCATCCCCATTGACTTTATTTTCCCAGTCCTCGATCCGTTTTCTTTCGTCAGCATCCCTTTTCAATCGCTGAATGAAAAGGTATCCAAATATTGACAAGAAACATGTAAAAAGTATAACTAATACAGCAATAATTGTACCTCTGCTCATACTATAGTTATGTTATACTTTTTTTTCATAAATCTACGGACACCCCCAAATGTGGGATAACTCCATAGGTACCACCTAGACCAAAAACCGGCACTATCTACTCCACCTAACTTCCAGTCCTCCTTGTCACTGGTGGTTACGTTGAGCATAAGCTTCTGAATTTTTCGGGGATCCTCTTCCTCCATCACACGTCTGGGTATCTGACCCCCGTGGCGAAGAACATAGGAACGCATTCGTGAAGGATTCTTGTGTTTGGTGTAGTCGGAATATCCACGTGCACCAAAGTCAACAGTCCTGCCGTCTTCTAATATCGCCCTGAACTTCTTCCTCGGGTTCGGGCTACGAATAACCTTGACGCGCATACTTATATTTTACAGGGATTTATTTTCGGCACGCGCCACAGTACGCCTCCTTCTTAGGGAGGAAAAAAAGGTGCTCTGGGCCACGCTTCACACGGTAAAGGTGGTCATAGAGGTGGAAGAGGCCGTAGGTAATAAGAGCGGTGCCCAAAACGGGGCTCTTCATCTTGCGGGAAGTCCACGCGTGGTACGCGATGAACGAGATGAGGAGGATCTGAATAATGGTGAGCGCTGGGAGAGCTGACATCTTGAAACGATGCTCAACAGTCTTGACGTCCTCGGTGGGTTCTGGGGTTGGGTCCATGTATTCACGCTTGCCGTATCCGGGCATTTTTATTATCTACTGAGAAAATAATGTGGCCCTTTCTGATTATTACACCCGCCATTTTAGTTTTTTGTGACTACATGAAAGCACCGATAGATCTGTTGTACTTTACAAATATATGGAGACCTGTGGTTGGCATGCAAAACACACTGAGAGATATATTCAAACCTCACCACTTTCACCCCGGACTTTTATTACTGAAACTTCACTATAAAAAGATACGCGAAGAGTTTCTAAAAGTTTCACCAACACTGAAACACGAGTATTACCATGACTTAGATCCATGGTTTGAAAAGAATATGAACTACTACTATTATAAAGTTGAACATTTTCCAATACTCTACGGGTTAATCAAACAAATTTCATGCACACGTGACTTCGCCGGGCGTGCCGCATTCGCAGTAGTAGATGGTCCTATGACTATAGCTCCCCACCGAGCTGAATCAAATGAACTCCTGAGGTATCATCTCACTATACAAGGTGGCGGTGATTGCACATTGTATACTGAAAGTGGTTCACATGTCCACATGGACGGCGACGATTTTATATTCGATCACGCGAGGTACCACGAACTCGTCAAGACTGGACCAGGTAGACGAGTTGTCCTCATTTTAGATATTCATAGATGATTACGACAGGTGGCTATGTACATGTCACTCCCCCCAATAAGTTCAAGCTCCTGATTCTTTACAATCCTCTTCGTGAAGGGCCCCGGGGTTCCATCTTTGCAACGCATACAGAGAGCAGACAACTTTGTGACCTCACATGCTATTGGAATACAATCCAGGAGTTCACCAAACTTATTTTGAAATGAATCTCCATCCAGACCCGCTATGATTACATCCTTATTTACACACATGCAGCACTCCACAAACTTCTTGAGACGGGGGAAGAATTGAGCCTCATCGATGGCTATGATGTCCGCGTTATTAAACTCCTCCTTGTTTATGAGTTCGAAAAGCTCATAGACCTTGAAACAATCAAACTTTACATTGTCGTGAGTCTTCAAAACTTCATCGGGGGAACGGGTATCCTTAGCAGAGTTGACAACCAAAATTTTCTTACCTATAATTTTTAAACGCTTCAATCTTCTAATAAGTTCCGAGGTTTTACCCGAAAACATATTTCCCATAATTATCGAAAGCCCCATCCTATCTCACTAATGTAGGATTATATTTTTTATATCCAAAAAAATATAATATTATTATAAGAGCAATGTTTGGTCCATCCAAAAATACCAAACAAAAGTATATTGACGGTACCAGGAGGTGGCAAAATTCTAATTTACGAAATGTATTATGGCATGAATGGTCATCGAAATCATTAAATCAAATGGAAAGGGGGTTGCGTAATATGTACGATTACTCGGAAGTTTTAAAATTACTAAAGAAATTCCCTTCTTTACAGAAGCTGGCCACCCCCCCATCGTTCACGATCTCGTCGGGACAGGGTTTACAAGGCGGTCTTAATCGGAGAATTAAAACAGTAAAAGACGCAATTAAAGATTTTAAAAAAATAAAACAAAGACAAAAATTATATTTAGCTGTTCTAGATTCGATAAATAAACTGATAAAAAAATACGAACCCAAATCGATAATGATGTTCAATAAAAATATGAGTTCAATAAAACGAAACACTTCAAATATTATTGGGACAGGTGAGGAAGTAATGAAAATGAAAAGTATTATAAAGAAATATTTTCCAATTACAAGCAAAATTTCGGGGGGAGGACTAAATAATCTGGGTTCGTTACAATGGACGGTGGCGGTGATCATGGAGGGGCGCGACGAGAACGAGAGCTATAATGTATCTAATCGTGCGATAAATAAATTGAAAATGGAATTAAACTATTTTCTCAATAAAAAGTAAGAATGAATAACACAATAATTAATCAAAAATACCTATTACGTATTTTTTCCAAAGTGAATAAACTTAATAATGTTCCAACACAGGAAAGACCAGTATTTATTATAAAATATGGTCCACCTGCATCCGGTAAAGGTTCTCGGGGTGTGAAAAGTGTTATTGAAAGTTTTGGACACCCATTAAACTCTTATATTGATATCAATGTAGATGATGTTGTTGAAAGTCTTAACACATTTAAGAAAGATTCTAGAAAAATTTTGAACGCCAAAGGACTTACTACAGCTGAACAAATCAACCAAATTTTAAATAAAGCCACTAATAAAAATGCTGAAAATTTTAGTAAACCTTATTTTACTACACGTTTCAATAAAAGACTTGCGATTCCAAACCAAATGGATCTATTAATGAAAAATGCCATAATAGCACGTAAAAATATTTCTTTTGAAACCACTGGTGGTACAGGATTTCCGTCTTGGATATTTGATGTATTTAAAGAAGGGTTAAAAAATTATGATATTAAATTTATATTTCCTCTCGTAGATTGCTCAGAAGGATGGAGTAGATACAAAAGACGTCCAACAAATTCTTATTTGCGTGGAGGTGTTTTTCGTTTTGGTAGCAGTAAAAAGCAATATATTCAACAATATATAAAAAGTTATAATGAGTTTTTAAATGGAGAAATTGCTATGCGTAGTGGTAAATATGGCGGTGTTGGTAAGAACGCACGATATTTTGTAATACCAAGAACTGGTACAGGTCTGATAAGTAATTCTTCAAAGTATCGTCCTGTAGTTAGAATGTTAATTGGTGAAGCCAAATCGTGGGGTAAAAGTCAAGGTATACAATTATAATCTTCATAAAAAGTAAGATGCCTCTCTCAGACGCCGAAATCACCAAGAAGGTTGGGCAGTTGCGGAAAACGGAGGGCAAAATCTACGCACCCCTCAAGTACTTCAGGGGGCTTGAGACCTTGGGGCAGGTCGAGACCCGCTACAAGAAGATGCTCAAGAGGGACTACAAAGATTTCAAGACAGACAGTGGGGTCAGGACCCGTACCTCCTCCTACACCCAGAAGTTTAGGAAAAAATATGGACCGGAGGTCAAGTCTCTCCCAGAGATCTCGAAGGCCACTGGGATACCTCTAAAGACCCTCAAGACGGTCTACAATAGGGGACTCGCTGCGTGGAGAACCGGGCATCG